GTTGGCAAAGAGTTTTAAATTTATTTAACTACAAAAGAACCCATGTAGTTTTAGAAAAGAAAATTGAACAAGAGGAGTTAGAATGAGTTTTGGAGGAGGATCAAGTGGTGGAACTACTACACAACAAGTTACACCTTACGCACCAACAGAACCAGCATTAGGACAGATAATATCAGAAGCTGGTAATTTATATAATCAAGGTACTCAAGCAACTGGATATGTAGCACCTACTCAACAAACTTTACAAGGTTTGGCTGCACAAGAAACAATGGCAAATGCTGCTAATCAACAATTAGCTGCAACATTAAGTGGTCAATATTTAAATCCTTTTCTTTCACCTTTACTTCAAAAATCTGCACAAGACATTGCAACAAGTGTAAATCAACAATTTACTGGTGCTGGAAGAACACCAGGAAGTCCAATGTCGCAACAACAAATAGTTTCACAAGTAGCTCAAGCTGCTTTACCTTTAGCATTTCAAGAATATGGTCAAGAAAGACAAAGACAATTAGGGATTGCATCAAGAGCACCTAGTCTAGTTCAAACTGGATCACAATTAGAAAATATACAAAGACAAGCTCAATTAGCTCCAGCACAAGCATTACAACAATATGCAGGTTTCATATCACCGATTGCTTCTGGATTACCAACAACAATAGGATCACAACAAGTACAAGCAAATCCATTTTCTACTGCACTAGGAGGTGCGTTAGTAGGTGGACAATTTGGAGGTGGTGCAGGTGCATTACTGGGTGGTGGTCTAGGATTATTAGGAGGTTTATTATAATGGATAGAATTAAAAAATTTTATTTTGACCTTGAACAAAAAGTAAGAGCAAAGCCTACTAAACACATTATTGCTTTATATATTTTGTTTATTATTTCTATAATTTTATAAGGATTAAAATGCTTTTAGAAAAAGACTTTGTAATGCAGGGTGGTGTTAGAAATTACTTAGGTAAAACTGAGGAAGTTAAAGCACCTAAGTATTGGAAGTCATCTAAAAATTCCCCATCAACTGAACTTGTTTATATTACAGAAGCTGAAAAAGGTTTATTAGCTGATGCTAATTTACATGGATCTATGATAAATGGACAACCTAATGTTGGTGCATCTGGTCTATTAAGTTTTGATGGTTTTGGTTCAAGAGATCCAGGTCAAAATAGAGCTGGTGGAGATGTATCAGGTGCTATGGATAGAGGTCAAGATGATAGTGGACAACAATCATCTGGAGGTGGATCAACTTCTGCTTTTCAAGGTAATCAAAGCACACAATACAACACAGCAATGTCTGAAGATAAAGAGCAAAGAGTTGAAGCAAAAAATGTAGTTGATTTAGTAAATGCTGGTGTAAATATAAATGATGCTTTAACAGGTAAAACTTCTTTAGAAAGAGTTTTGGGAACTACACCTATATCTTTAGGAGTATTAAATGAAATTATTTCACCTTTTGCAAATGCTGCAAATAAAAAAAGAAGAACATCTTGGTTAGAAGGTACAGATAAATTTGATATGCCAAGATCAAGAGATTTTTATATTCAATATAAAAGACCATTTGATCCAAATGCAACCTTAGTTAAAGGTACACCAGAGTATGAATTTTTAGAAGATAGTGGTTACTTTGCACAATTTGATAACAATGATAATAATCAAGGTGGTGGTGGTGATAATAATACTGTAACTTTATTTGATAATCCTGATGATGTAGAAACTATTGAAACAAACGAAATATCAATGGTTAATGATTATTTTAATAATCTTGGTTCTTCAACAACATCTCCTCTTTCACCTAAATTAGAATCAGACTATAATTTAGCAAAAAATAAAATTAATAATTTATTAAGTATATCACCAGTAAGTCAGCAATTTGGTTATTCTAATGACCCTTATGGAGGTTTATTAGCAAGTAATTTACAAACCAACCCATTTAATATACAATACTTACAAACAAGAGGATTAATATAATGTCATCACTATTAGATTTTTTTAGAAGACAATTACTAGGACAAGCAGGTATGGATAGACCAGGACAAGGTTTTGGTGGAGGTACTCAAGGATTATTTGGACAAGGTGGACAAATGGGTGGTGGATTACTTCAAGATAATTTTTCTAAAATGAACATGGCTGAAGGTGGACTACTAAGTAATATACCTGATGCTGCATTAATAGGTGCTGCTTTATATGGTCAAGGTATGAAAGGTAAAGACCCATTAGAAGGAGCTTTCCCAGCAATTGCACAATCTGCACAACTTAAAAAATTAATGACTCCTTCAAAAACTGAATTACAAAAAAATTTAGAAGCTGCTGGATATAAAGCAGGAACTGAAGAATATAAAGCTGCTTTAAATGCTTATTTAAATAAAAATAAAAAAGGAAACACATTATCTAGAGAAGCATTAGCTTTGTATAAAGCAGGACAGGCTGCACCAGATTTTAAAAAATGGTTTGATGGTTTGCCTAAAGCATCACAAGATTTATATAAAAAACAAATATCACCTAATTTAAGTTCTATTGAAGCATCATTTGAATTTATTAAAAACCAAGAAGATAATTTATTAAAAAATGCTATACCCCTTCCAGTAAAAAATGGACAAGTTGATAAAGGTTCTTTACAAAAAGGAATTTCTTATAATTACAATAATCAATTAGTTGTATTTGATGGTAAAGAACTTGTTCCTTATTCAGAGTATATAAATAGATAAGGAGGTTGAATGACCTTATCAATAGAGGAAATAAACAAACAATTAGCTGAATCTAAGAATCAGAATAAAAATTTAGAAGAACTAAATAAAATTTTATCTGAAGAAGATAAAGAAGAAGACTTTGTTTCTGCTGAAGAAACAGGTATTAAAATATCTCCATTAGAATTATTATCCAAAGATGTTGATAAAGATTTAGTAGATCAGATAAAAGAAAAAAACAAAGACATCAAAAAAGAATTACCACCTCCAGGAAGTATAGAAGAATTAAATGCAAGTATGCAAGTAATGGAAGGTTCTGTTTTAGATGGTGGAACTTTTGAAGTAGATGCAGAAGATATTATTAAAACACATGGTTATTATAGTTGGGAAAATTTTAGTGAAAATTTAATTAGAAGGGTTGTTATTGGTGCTGCAAAAGATACTGCACAAGGTTCAGTTGATTTTATAAATTACTTAGGTGATAAATGGTTTGATGAAAGACCATTTGAAGATGTTAAGTTTGAAAAAATACCTGAACCAACTTATTTTGGTGGTTCGTTTTCAAGAGATATTTTAGGTTTTGCTGCACCTTTTTTAGGCTTTAGTAAAGCTGCATCAGGTTTAAATTTAATTACAAAGATTCCAAAAGCAACAACTAAGACAGGAGCAGTTACTCAATTTGTTGCAAAAAATGCAACCATTGGTGCTTTAGCAGAACAGTTTGCTTTTTCTCCATACGAAACAAGATTATCAAACTTAGTAGAAAGTTTTCCAACAATTGCTAATCCAGTAACAGAATATTTACAAGCAACAGATCAAGATTCTGAAGATAAAGCTAGATTTAAAATGGCAATAGAAGGAGCTTTGATTGGTATTCCTTTAGATTTATTATTAAGTTTTGTTGGTAGAGGTAAAAAATATAATCTTAAAACTGAAAAAATTAAAAACAATGATGATGCTGTAAAAAAATTTAATAATAAAAGAAAAAAACTTGCAGAAAAAGTAGAAGAATCAACTACTATAAAACCAAAATCATTAGAAGGTGATCTTGATTTAAATACTAAAGATTATCTTGATGATGTATCAGAAAAAATTATTAGTCAAAAAACAGCTAGAAAAATAGAAAAGTTTTTTAAGGATCTTTTGGATAGTAAAAAAATAAAAAGAAATCCAAACATTAGAATTAGCGATCAAATATTTGATGTGATGACTACACCTAGACTTATTGCTGAAACTGATTTTAATAAATTATTAACAAAACATAAATTAACAGCAGAAGAATTAATGAATTTCTTTAGGGAAGGTGCAAGAACATCTGCACAAAACCTTAACAGATTATCACAATTATCTAAGGCTTATGGTCAGTTTTTAAAAGATGGTAAAGTTTCTAAAAAATTAGTTAATGAATTAAATGCTCAAGGCATAGATACTACTGATTTATTAAATGGCACTATGAAAAGATTAGATGGTGTTCGTAGAGCTATGATGGTTGGTAGATGGTCAACTGCAATGAGAAACTATATTTCACAGGCTGGAAGGGTTGGTATAGATGTTTTAAATCAAGCATTTCAATTTGGTGCAGATGCTTTATGGCAAAAAATGACTGGTAAAACTTTACAAAGATCAGCCAATCCTGTTACTGCTATGCAAGGTTTTTTAAATATATTTAGACAATGGCGACCTAAAAGATTTAAACAAGTCAAAGCTGATGTTGATAAAATATTAGCATCATTGCCAAAAGAATATGATCGTTTATTTTTAAGATATAGTTCAGACGTTATTAACACAGCACAATCCAACATTGCTAAACTACAAAAGTTTTCTCCATTAAATTTAGCAGAAAAAGGTGCTAATCTTTTAAACTTTTTAAATAGATTTCAAGAATTTATTACAAGGAGAGCTATATTTTTATCTTCACTAGATGCAATTGTTAGAAATAATAAAAGCATTTATGGTGGTAGAACTTTAAATGAAATTGTTAATAATCCAAATTTAATTAACAGATTAAGAAAAGAAGATATTGCTGCTGCGATAGATCATTCTTTAGAACTTACTTATGCTGCTACTCCTCAAACAGGTATTGGTAAATCGTTTGTTGATCTTATAAACAAAGTTCCATTTACACTTTCTCTTGTAGTTCCATTTCCAAGATTTTTAGTTAACTCTTTAAAATTTTTGTATGAGTATTCTCCATTAACTACTTTTACAGGTGCTGCAAGAGCTGTTGCTGACATACCAATAGCAGCTATCTCTTGGAGTACAGAGGGAACTTTTACAAGAAGTTTTTTTAAAAAATTAAAAGAAGGAGATACTTCAGGTTTAGTTAAAGGTTTAGTTGGTTGGGGTTTATTTGGAACTGCAATGCAAATAAGAGATTCTAAAATAGCTGGTGAAAAATGGAATGAAATAAAAGTTGGAAACAGAACAGTAGATATATTTCCATACAACCCATTAGCTGCATATTTATTTGTAGCTGACTTTATAGATAGATGGCAAGATGGAAGACTAGGAACAATTACAGGAACAACAAAAGATTTTGCAAAAGTATTTTTAGGAACAAGGGGTGGTACAGGATTGTATGCTGTAGATCAATTATTAGAATCTATTGCAACTGCTGACAGCAATAAAGGTTATAAATTTATTAACGAAACAGTAGGTTTAATTGCATCACAATTCTTTACACCATTCAAAACATATATGGGTTTCTTAGATGCAAAAGATGGCAACATACAAGCTGCTAAAGATACAAAAACATCAAACTTAGATAACGCAAAAATAGATCCTTCTTATTCAATTGTTAATAATTTAAAATCTATATTTAATCCTGCTGAATTACCTGACAGAACATCTGTAACTCATGCAGTATTATCAGAGGATGGAAGCAAATATGTTGCAAGACCATTAAAGAGTGAAGGTGCAAATATTTTTGGTGTAGATATTCCATCAACAGTAATTACAGAATTAACTGGAGTTACAATTAGACAACCAAAAAATTCTGCTGAAAAAGAATTAGATAAATTAAACTTTAGATATAATGAAATTTTTAGAAGTACAGGTATTCCAGTTTTAGATAGAGCATACAAAAATTTATTTGCTCCTAAAATTCATTTAGGATTATCAGCAATAGTAGATTCTGCTGGTTATCAATCGTTAGGTGTTCAAATGAAAAGATTAATTATAAAACAATTTATATCAGGTGCTAAAAAAGAAACTATGGAAGAATTACAAAGTGATGCAAGTTTAGTTCCATATTTAGTAGAATATAATTTTTCAAATATACCAAAAGATCAATTAAGAATTATTTATGATGCCATAGGAAAAGATTATTTGAATACAATGCTTAAGGAGTTTCAAAAGTAATGCCTACACAATCTCAAAAAAATTCTCAAGACATAATTAAATTACAAGGTGAATTAAAACTTGTTCACCAAAAGATTGACACAATCAAAAACAATCATCTAGTTCACATGGATGAAAAGATAAATAATATATATAAAGTTCTATGGTTCGTAGCAGCACTCAGCATAACAAGTCTGGTCAATCTAGTCTTGAGTCTTCTGAAATAAATATTTCTGAAAGACAAAAAAAAACTTCTATTAAAGGAACTGTGGGAGAATATGAAGCAATAGCAAAGTTAACTAAAGAAGGTTATTTTGTTGCAAAAGCTGTAGATCCAAGTTGTCCTTTTGATATTGTGCTGGTAGATAAAAATGGTAAAATACAACTTATAGACATAAAAACTAAAACCTACAGACAATATAAAAAAGGTAAAAGTTTAAAACATAAACCAAAAAAATCATGTTTAATTTATAGATGTCCTACAAAAGAACAAAAAAAATTAGGCATAAAACTAATGATGGTAGATTATGAAAGTTAGTGAGAACACATCTATATCAATGCCAATGAAAAATCTAATCTCCATAGTTATTGCTGTGGCGATTGGTGTATGGGCTTATTTTGGAGTAGTTGAAACACTTAACAAACACTCTACAAAATTAGAGTTGATGGAAAAAGATTTAGAGGCAAACTCTGAGTTTAGAATTAAATATCCAAGAGGAGAACTTGGTCAATCATCTGGGGAGGCAGAGCTTTTTATGCTTGTTGAACACATGGCAGGTTTGATTGAGTCTATGGATGCAGAATTAAAAGATATGAGAAACAATAAAATTAATATTGATTTCTTAAAAGAACAAGTTGGTAAATTGCAAGTAGATGTAGAAAAATTAATTAGGAATGGTAATGGAACGCATTAATAGACAATTTATAGATTTTATAAAACAAATCAAAAAAGATAGACTTGCACAAATTTTAAACAAAAATAAAAAAGAAGTAAATATTGGTGCTAATGGCACACAAAAATATGTAATAAAAAAAGGAATAAATAAAGGTAAAGTATTATGATAGAAATGGTATTTGCACTATTGCTTTTGCAAGACCATAAAATTGTAGAGCATAGGTATCATGAAAGTTTATCAAGTTGTTTAAAAGCAAAAAGATATGCTATGAAAGACAGAAACAGTAAAGGCAGAGTTGTCTTTAAATGTATCCAGTCTAAAGCAAACGTAGAAATTTATATGGGAGATAAGAAGATTACTTCTTTAATATTAGAATGATAGATAAAATTATATACAGTTTTTTTGGTTTATTAGATAAGTTTTCTGAACACTTGGACAAAGTGTTTTTTCCTAAACCAAAGAAAAGAAAAAAGAAATGTAAAGATTGCAAGTGCGATTGTCATTGCAAAGATGATTTACACATTAATAACTTTGACCAAGAGTTATGTAATTGTGAGGGGTGCAAACATTAAGGATTTTATGAGGTGTGATTATGGAATATATACTGATAAAATTAGAATATTTGTGCAGAAAATTATATGGCTTTGTTTGGAGATTAAGAATAAGATTAACAATGAACTTGGAGAAAAAATATGTACGAAGAAGTAAAAGAAGAAATAAAGATTTGTGAAGGGTATGTACCTAAAATTTACAAATGTAGTGAAGGCTTTGATACTATATTCTATGGACATAAGATTACACCTGAAGATCAATATGAGCATGGTGTTGAGTATTCTAAAGAAGAAGGTGAGCTTGTATTTGAAAGAGATTTCCAAAGAACATTAGATGCAGCCGAAAGATTAATAAGTGATAGATCAATTAATAATACTGCAAAGCAAGTAATAATTAATATGGTTTATCAAATAGGTGAAGGTGGTGTATCTAAATTTAAAAATATGTGGAAGGCTTTAGATAGAGAAGATTATGGAGAGGCTAGTTTTCAAATGATGGATTCTCTTTGGGCAAAGCAAACTCCTAACAGAGCAAAAAAATTAGCTGAAAAAATGAGGAGTGCATAATGTGGTTAAATCTAGCAGCTAAATTAGTACCAGGTATGATTAAAACTGGTATGTCTATTGCAGCCAATAGAAGAAAAACAAAAGAATTAGAATCAGTAGCTGAATTAAAAATGGCTGAACGTATGGCTACTGGAGAAGTTGAATTTAAAAAGGCAGTTATTGACAGTCATAAAGGGGATTTAAAAGATGAATTTTGCCTTATCCTCATTTCAATTCCTCTGTTGCTTTTAGCTTGGTCTGTATTTAGTGATGATCCAGATATACAAGCAAAGATAGACATATTTTTTGATAAGTTTTCTAACCTTCCAGTTTTTTATCAAGCATTGGTGGTGGGATCTTTTAGTACGATACTTGGTATAAAGGGTGTTTCTACATTTAAAAAAAAATAAATGTCTGACATTGATTTGATTAATGAATATAAGGATCAGGTAAGAATCCTTAAACAAGAGGTTGCAGAATTGCAAGACGCAGGTAAGTCCAAAGATTCTGCTAACAAAAGATGTTTGCAAAAACTAGAACATTC